ACTTTCGGTTGGAAAAACTATTTTTTGAATTTTTGCAGTTGATCCTGAAGTTTGTCCAACAATTACTTTACCTAAAAAGTTTTCAATGTATACAGATAAATCAATTCCAAATTGTGAAGAATTTACTTTTACTGCATAAAATTGTCCATCATAAGAAATGTTTCCAGGAATTACAACCGATCCCTCCTTAAAAAGATGACTACCAAAATCTTCTATTTGATTTTGTAATATTGATTGTAATGTTGTTAATTCTCTAGACTGTACAGGAAATCCTGGTTTAAAAAGAACTTTATAAAAATTCTTATCGCTATCAAAATCGTCATAATATGGATTGATATTTAAGTTTGTTTTTTGTGCCATTTTTTTCCTTAGAATTCCAGAATAATTTTAACGTCTTCTTTTTGTCTAGAGTCTCTTGAAACTAAAGATCGATTGTCAATGTAAATTATATCTCCTGTATTTTTATTTATCTCTGATGTGGAAATGCCAGAACTAAAAACAGTACCCAAGTTTATTGATCTGGAATCAACCGTTGTTGTTACTCCACTAAAACCTAATTGGATAGAACCATTATATGGAATTATTGGATTACTAGAAGATTCAAAACTAAGTACTTTTCCTTTTTGCGAAACATCATTTCTATCAGTTTGGTCTAATTTATTTGCAAAATATAATGATCTATCTTGATAATATTTTAAAACACCAGTAGAAGCATTATATGACGCAACATATCCTCTTGCAGTCCCTCCAGTAACTGATTGCGTTATAGCAGCACCTACAACAGGAGTACTATCAACAGATTGTAATTTAATTGCTCCTAATGAAGAATATTGGTCAGCAGTAAAAATCTGTGAAGAATTACTTTGTTGGGGATTTTTTATAATTCCAACTTGTGCAAATTTTGTATCTACGGGAAAATCTTCCGTAGAATCATCAAATCTTGCATATATTAGAACTTTATCCGATCCTAATTCATTGTAAATATCATATCCATGTCCTTTTGATGGAGGTATGATAGGAATCAACTTAGCTGGGTCATTGACATTTCCCTGACTTTCCAAATCGACTATGCCGAAAGTATATCCAGATCCACCAGAAACAACTTGGGTTTTGATTATTTCCCCAGAAAGATTTGTGGTAACCGAAACTTGTCCTCCAGTCCCATCACCAATAATATTATAAGTTTTGGTTTGTCCTGCAGTATATCCAGATCCACCATCAGCAATATAGACGACTTTTATCTGGTTATTATTAATCGTAGAGTCTCCAGATTCTCTAATGTTTTGAATTTGTGGATCTGTAGAGGTTGCCCAATCGTTTGGAAGAACAATATATTCTGTAGAATCAAATTTTATAATATCACTTGGAGAAATAGTAAATAGATACTTCCAAATATAAGGATCATCAGGACCTGCGGAAGATGGTTCTAAATCAGTAAAGGTTGGTTCATTTTGAGAAGTTTGTCCTTTTAACTCATCAGGTCCTGATGATCCATTGTATAAGCAAATGTAAACTCTAAAATCACTGTTTATTACATAATAATTTGTATCATATAATCTTGCAGAAGATGAATTTGGAGATAGATTATACTGACTATAATCATGTCGGTACATATCATATTTTGTACCTTGGATCCAATTTACTTTTCTTACCACTCTCCTAACATTTGCACTATTAATCTTTTTACCAAATAGTGAGGTATTTCTATAGTGACTCAAATATTGTTGATTGTCTGTCGGATTAGGAATACCTGCCGGAGAATCATCCCATGTTTCACTTCTACCAAATCCAACAAAATCTCCTGCTGTTCCTGGATTTGAAAGTCCTAAGAAAACATAGTAAGAATTATTAGCATCCAGTACAGAATCTACAAAAGTACTTGCATTGGCAATTCTAAATTGATCTGTTACGATAGCAGCCATATTGTACGGTTTTTTAGATATTTATAAGTATAAAATAAATTTAATTATTGTAATTTTTCAACAAGAGCACCACTTTGTCTCAACCCCTGACTTCTTCTTTGAATTGTTGGGAAAGTCGATAACCCAACATCAACGGTTTTTCCTGTTACTGCAATGGAAATGGGTGATGAAGATCTCTGAGTGATGCCAAGACGACCCCAAGAGAATTGTCCGAAGTTACTGCCAATAGCTGGTAAAGATGAAACTATTGTAGAGTTGCTGACATTACAAGTTGCAATGCCATTAACCCCACCATCATTACTAATTTGATGTACATAGTAAATATTGTCAAAGAATGTCGTTCCTATTCCAACTATATCAGAGTCGGAAGAATCTACAGAATTACAACCAGAACCAACAGTCGTATTTTTGACAAAAATTGGATATCCGACTAACAAACTATTCGTTCCATTATCAAACAATCCACTTGTTTTGAGGTAAAACTTAAGTGCTAATTGTCCTCCATTGTTTGCAGATTCTATTCCAGTAATAATTCCCGAGAATCCCTTGACACTTGATACCGATGATACAGTTTCTATATCACTCTCAGGTAAGGGAACAATTGTTAAAGGTTCGGTTGTATATCCAAAACCAGGATTTGTTATTAATGGTGTTGTCAATGATCCGGAACCATCAACACTTACAGTTGCGGAAGCAGTTGTTCCTACTCCAATACCAATGGTAAGTGGTGCAATAAATTTAATGTCGATTGTGGAACCTGGTTGATATCCAGATCCAGATTCAACAATGGTAAGAGATGAAACTGTTCCACCAACACCGATAGATGCTGTTATTTTTCCTGCAGAAATTTCTTTTCCATCAACTATAATGGCACTAAATGGTTCTGCGGTATCGTATTCAAAAAGATCACCATCATCTACAAATATTTCAGTATCAGAAGTTGAAAAACTATCAATAATTCTAGATGTAGGATAAATTTGAGATATTAAGGACCTTCTCGTTTTATGAACAAATTCACCATTTATTATTCTATCTGTTTTTTGTTTAGTCCATGACATTGGTTTGTTATTTGAGATATCTATTCCTTGATTGGTGTATAGATTTGTTTCAAATTTATCGGAGAAAGAAAGATCAAAAACAGTCCTCTTATCCTGAGTTATGGTTGTGTCTATTGTATTATTTTTGTATACCTGAACTATGTCTCCTTTTTCTAAAGATGGTTGAATATTGGTAACCAAAATATCATCCAATCCTCTAGTTCCTCTATAAAAGAAAACTGCAATTTCATCTTCAGGTTTTGGTGGTGTTGTAAATGTAAAGGAAGTTCCTCCATTAAATTCATAAGATAATCCTGGATCTTGCAGCACTCCATTGATGAAAATAATTAAGGAATTTTGCAATTCTGTTTCAGTGTCTTCATCATTCAATTCAAAACTTAGAAGAGAACCATTATAGAATAATGGGAAGTCTACTCTAGAACCATCTTGATAATTCTTGAGAGAATCTATAAAATCAAGTTCTCCAAATTGCCAAGCACCAAAATTATCACTAAATGTTTCTAATACTGTTAACTCAAATTCTGAGAATGGTGATCCCAATCTACCATCAGTGACTAAACCTACCGGTTTAAATACATCACCTTTTCTAAATGAATATCCATTTCTGGTTATGGAGAAATTAGTTACCTCAAAATATGTTGATCCAATACCTGCAGATGAACTTGCCCCAACTTCAAGATTTAACAGCAAACCAACTCCAGTATCTGTAGTTGCTCCAATACCAAGTCTAGAAACTCCCACAACTTCCAGATTTTCGTATGATGGCTCAGAAACGTAAATTTTAGTTTGATTTGAATAACCAGTTCCTCCATTAATTACATTAAATGATAGAGTTCCTCCAGCACCAACTGTTGCATTGATAACTGCATCAGTTCCTACTCCAGTTGGATCGTATGCAGTCACTCCTATGGATACAATATTATTGTATCCAGAACCATTATTATCCGTAGTTCCAATACCAATACTATTTTGTATAACTCCTCCACTAATAACAGCAGTAACTGCCGCTCCTACAAGAGGGGCAAATCCAAGTCCACCAGATGATCCAATAGAAATAATAATTCCACCTCTTGGAACTTGATTCTGGTTAATATCATTTTCTACTATTAAAATGCTATTGGGATCATCGGTATCAGTTCTAATACCACTGAAAACTATACTAGAAATTCCTGATACTGTATTTTCTAAGATTTGGAAATTATTATTTGGATTATTTACAGTGGTTGGTGTTTGGAATATTCCATTAATGAATACTATACCATTTCCTCCAGTAGACCCAATTCCTGTCGTATTTGCTCCACCAACTGTCAAAGTAAATGTTCTTCCGATACCACTAAAACTATCAGAGATATCATCGTAAACCTGATTAGTATCATAGTTACTTCTCAGAAAAACTCTACCAGTAAAGTCTGATGCTTCTAACACAAGATTATTTTTATCTCTTACTATTGTTGGATTGCCCCTAGGTGCTTTTGTAAAGAATATTTCATCTCCAACAATATTAAAGGATCCTTTGTATATTCTTGTGTTTGTTCCATCTACGTGAGATGTTGCTGCTGATCCAACAAATCCTCTTTCAACTTCAACCAGTTTTTCTGTACCAGAATTAGTGATGGGACCAACATTTGTAGTTCCTAAACCAACATTGATGATATTCATATATTCATCATCGATTCTGAGAATATCTAATGGATTTACTGTTGATATTCCACTCAGAGAGAATACATTTGATGTTGCGGAAATTCCCCCACCATTTCCATCTAAAAGTTGATTTATTTTTGTAAATGTTAATGGATATTGTGCAATGTTGTCAATAGTAATGAGGGACTTTTCATTTTTCTTTGCCATTGCAAATTGGTGAGAATTTCCCTCTCCCGTAGAAACGAAAGATACTGGTGCACCATATCTTGTTGTTGATATTTGGAAGTTATTTGTATTGGCAGATCCAACAACAGCAAATACTTGAGATGGAAGTTCTGCTGTGAAAGATCCATTATCATATAATAATGGAGTGGCACCAACACCAATGAATGTAGATCCAAAGGTGTAAATCAACTCTTCACCATTGCTAAAGTAATGGTCATCGATTGAAAAGGTTCCTGTAGATGTGTTTAATACTGTATTTTTTGAGGGATTAAAAGTTTTGGCAAAAATTGGTGTGCCATTACTTCTAAGAATAAAGTTTTTTCTATTAGTCCTATCACCATTGATAGCAAAGTATGCAGATGTTTCTACCGACTCTGTTGAAGTTCCAAACGTCAAGTCATTGTATTGATTATCAAAATCTACATAGGAATATAAACACTCACTAAATGATAAAATATCAATATTTCCAGTAAAATTGGAATCTGGATAGAATTTCAATTCAAAATTATCGGATCCAACATATTCTCCACCAAAAGTTCCAATTCCAATTGTACTTCCAATAGAAAGAATTGAATATTCTTGTGTATAAATGTCTGTACCATCTTGGATTAAAAATACTTGATGGGTTGATTTTGTGGATCCAATACTCACTTCTACCAGTGAATTAACAGAATCAAAAAGATTTTTATCTAATGATAGAACAGTTGTTGATAATCCAGAATTAGTTGTATATTTTATCGATTGATATATTGCAGATCTTTCGGATTCTTCTGGTTGATTATCTGCCAGGAATCTAAAGGTGCTGCCTATACCAACACCAGATGGAGTGCCGAAACTAATGATTCTCGAATTAACTGTAACATCATGGGAAGTATCATTGATGTAATCCAAGAAACATGTATTGGAACTAATAGTAGCCGTAAATCCGGTGCCTATCCTATTGAAAGATAATCCAGAAATTGAATCATTTCCAAAGTAATATTCAGAAATATTAGTGTTATTTCCATCATGAGTCACATACAACTCAACAAAGTTCATTTCATTAGTTGTGTTTTGTATTATATTTGCATTAACATAGAATGATGAAACATTAGATGTAGAGAATCCAACAACATTTCCTGTTGTACTAGAATTTACACTCTTGGTGCTTGATGTAATATCAATAAATCCTATGGATGTTGTTCCGACTCCAGTTCCTGCAATAAATTTTTTCTCAATGTATTTTAGATCATATTCAGTATTAAATGGATCTTTTGGTTCAAATCTCAAATATCTAGTTCCAAAATCATCTGTAGCAACAGAAAAATCACCGTATTGTTCACCTGATTCGGCAGTAAATCCAGCACCAACATTAACTAAAGATTGTTTTTCAAGAATAAATGATTCATTAGATATTTCATCATTTACGATGGTTACATTAGTTAATTGAATTTGTGTATTATTAAGGTCATTCACCTTTATCAAATAATTCAAATAAGATTCTGACATGTTTAGTTCAACAATGTCTAGATATGGATTTGGATCAGAATCAAAATTGGAGAATTGGTCACTAATATCATCAATTCTCAGAACTATATTGGTTCCAACTTCTGTATAATTTGTAAGTTTTTTAGATTGAAGTTTTAGGAATCTGGACGTTCCGTTTACGGTATCGATATCTTTTACAAAATCAAAAATATTGATAGTATCAACTCTTTTTTCATCTATAAAATCCATAATGATTGTAGTTTGATCAGTATTGCCAACGCCAACTAAACCAGATTTTGAAACTATCTGTGTATCCGAGAAATTTTTCAATCCAGAAGTGTGAACTAAACTATTAACAGGAGTTCTAATATCTTTCCATTGCTTTCCACTCTTAACAGTATATGAAAGATTTTGATAATAATCATTATCGGGCAAAACTTGATGATCTTCATTTAACTTACCAGTTTCATTACTCCAACCTTCATTTCGTTTAGATGAAAAATCGACTTCGAAATTTCCAAAATATTGATTTAAGTCCTCAATTGTTGCTATATTTCCTGAAGATTTTCCTGTAATTTTTTCATCTTTGGATAATTCATATGTCCCAAAAACTTTCAAAGATGTATTAGCATCATGATCAGTTACTGTTAAATCTCTATCAATATTATTAGATCTTAAAGTTTCTCCAACTGAAAAGAATGATGGTTCTATAGTAATGTCAAAGTTGGGATAAAAATTTCTATTTGTTATTGTTCCGGAAGAATCTTGAATGGTTTTTGCTATACCAGTATTTGAAGTCAATGAGGAAATTCCAATCTCAACTTCATCATCGGCAGATGATGTATTATATCCAGTTACAATAAAGAATCTATATCCATAATCACTAGAATTAAATCCATCACCATCAGCACTAAATTTTTGTATTCCCTCAATAAAAACTTCATCGCCAATTGAAAATGGATTTATAGAGAATCCACCTGCTGGAGTAGTTATAGAACAAGTGAATATTCCAGTTGCACTAGATTTGACTTGTTTAATACTGATTCCATTAGTATTATTAGTTGTGAATAATTCTGCAGAAGCATCAGAAATTCCTTTTGGTGGAACTTCTATCTTTATATTTGATATTGATCCGGCAAGCAATACAGGTTTAAGTAATCCATTATCAACTACTTCTCTAGTATCTTTATTGATGACAACAATATCTGGTTCTACTACAAAACCACTTCCCCCATCTATTACAGTAACGATTCCAATCGTATTGGAATCTTTTAAAACTATTTTTGGTGATATAAAAGCTTGTGGCTGTAAAGTTTTGTCGGAAGAATACTCAAATCCTTGATTAATTACTCTAATATCTTTTATATTTCCAATGTTATTTGATTTAACATTGATATTTAAACCTTCCCCATTTTCAGAATCCGCTCCCTTTAATGTAGGCAACTTTCTATATTCACTTCCACTAGAAAATATTTTAATCTTATCTACTGGTCCATTAGCAGAAAGTGATGAAGTTGTATATTCAAAAATTTCGCATTCTGATTTTGTGTATGAATTTTTTTCTGGATTTTTTTGTAATGATATTTTAAAAGTTGTTATTCCAACGTCAGAAATTTTATAATTTCCATCATAATAACTGTTAATGTATAATATTTCTGAGTAATTTTTGACGATAGTATCAGAAGAACTTATATATCCCGATTTTTCTAAGTTGTAGTATAATTTTTCTGGAATATCATTCGTATATTTAATTGTAAAAGATGCGTTTGTTGATACTCCAACCGTTCCTACTCCAGAAGTATTGAATACATTAGTAGTTCCTACAGAAATAAATTCATTTTTAAATTGATTATCATAATAAACCTTGAATTTGTAACCAGACAGTGAAGGATCTGTCAAATCAAATACAATATTATTATTTTTAATTGATTGTATTTGTGGATTGATAAGTGAAATAGATTGTGAAGCACCGCCACTATCACCAATGCTCACAACTATTGGTGGATTTTGATTAGAATTTGAAAAAGTGTCGCATAACTTTATTTTATCAGAAGTTACTTTATAAACAAAGTAAGATCCCGTACTCAATCCAGAGCATACCACATCCGCATTATAAAATATTCTATCACCAGTTTTCAATTCATGATTTAAAATAGTTAATTCATTTGTTGACGTATTAATTCCCGTAGAATTAAATCCGATTGGATTAACAATAATAGTTCCAATTTTTGGTTCATAAACAACTTTAATTGATGTAGAAGTGCCAATTCCAACATTCAATTGAGGATTTATTGATAAGTTGATGGTATCTCCAGATGTTAGTCCATGAGAAGTTGATACAGAAACTACTGAAGTTATTTTTTCAATATTGCCAAGTTTTTCTTCAAAATTAGTTTCAAAATAATAATAGTCAAAATTATCACCATTATCAATGAAGTAAACTTCATTAAATTCTTCACCAAGTCCAGTTTTTATTCCTATGGTGTTTGGTGACTTGTTAACAGCATAAAGGGTTGATGGTATGTTAAATGGAACACCAGTTGGTGAAGTTGCGATAGAAAATGAACTTCCCCCATTAGAATTAAATGTAATTTTCTGATTTGTAGTAAATGGATGATCTTCAATATACAATCTCTGAGTAGGAATATTTCTTGTTATAATTTCATTTCCAAAATTAAAAGATGTCGAATAACCAACTCCCGAAATTGTTCCGATGCCTATTGATTCGTGAGGATTAAAATAAATTTTTTCGTTTAATTTAGATTCAAAATAATCTTGGTCAATATCAATTGTAAATGTATTATTTTTTATAATGACAGGTTCTCCAACTGTATGTGCAGTTCCTACTAGTCCCCGTTTAACTCTAATAATGTTTTTATTCGGATAAACATTCAAAACTTGTAGAACCTCTGTCCCAATACCGATACTATTTCCGGCAGATACATTTGATGGAACATGTGTGAGATAAATTTCAGTCGTTGTTGATCCAGATCCAACAATTTCAGTTGAAAGTCCAATAATTGGATTTGGTTCTACATTTATTTGTAGTATTCCGTTTAGTTTTGAAATATTTGACGTGCTAAATCCACTTACATTTACATAATCTAAGTTTTGTAAGTCATGTGATGGTAAAATATATCCTCTTATCTTTGAGCCTTCCCAAACAAAAGTTGAATTTGGAAATGATTGGATTGTAGTTTCTATCTGATTTATATCTTTTCCTTTAATTGAAGAAATTTTTGCTTTTAAACCACCACCATTGGTATTTTCATCGTCAAATAATAATTCATCACCAACCTTATATCCATCACCTGAATTAATAATATCAAATCCAGATATAAATCCTTTACTAGTAGACTCGACAACTATTTTCTGTCTGCTTATCTCATTAGATTCTACTACAAAATCATTATCTGAGAATGTCTCTGAAATTTTATGGGGATAAGTATTTCTAATCAAAGATGAGCTATTAAAATCAAAATCTTGGTCTAAAGTATTATTCTCTTTTAGAGTGTTTGATCTATACGATTTTCCGATGAAATATGGAAATACTGGTTCTTTAGTATCTGGGTCTATAGTCGCATAATATGCATATATTCCATTGGGGAAATCTGGAGTTTTTGAAAATCTCCCATTATTTACATCAAGATCTCCCGAATCATCAAATTTATAATCGTCTATAAAAAATCCTAAATCGAATCCAGTTGGCCTATCAAATATATTTGATAGATCTTTTTGATAACTAGATGTTAAAGTATTAATTCCAGAATTATTGCCAGTTGAATCTACAAGAGGAACAAAAGGACCATATATTGGATTTCCATCATAAGCCCAACCAATTATCTTAGATGCTCCATTTCCATTGTCGTCAAAAGTTTTTCTGATATTTTCATTGTATGCAGAAACGAAATATTGAACGTCATCTCCTCTATTTTCAAAAGTTTCATACTGTCGCAATGGAGTTTTATTGACATTATTGACGTATAATTTTCTTAGATTAGAATCCAATATAACACCAGATCCACTAGGAATAATATTGATTGTGCTTGAAGTTGAATACCCTATTCCAGGATTAACAATTTTAATGTCAGTTATTTCCCCACTATCGGAAACTATTGCTCTCAATTTAGCTCCAGTGCCAGAACCACTTGGGTCTCTAACTTCCAAAGTTGGTGTTGAAAAATATTCATAACCACCAAATTGAAGATTTGTGTCGGTTATTAATCCATTAACAATAATTGGTTCTACTTGTGCATCTCTACCATTTTTTATAGTAAATCTTGGTTTTCTCTGTTCATTTAAAATAGAAGAACCATATCCAGTGCCAGTTTCATAAAGGTATAGATCTACTATCCTACCTTTAACCACTGGTGTGGCAGTGACTATTTGCGATTGTACTGTAGATCCAACTCCAACGGGTGTATATTCCACATTTGCAGTTATTTCTGGATACTTGAATTCTTGAAAACCAGAACCAATTGAATCAATTTTTACAAAATTTTCCTGTTCAAAATTAGATCTTACTGTTCCACCAATTCCTGCATCACACAATCTAAAAGAATTTTCGTCATTATATAAGACATAATACTGCTTCGCAGTGGATAATCCAGAAATAATAGTATCAGTATAAGAATACTCTATAATTTCTCCATTTTTAAATCCATGATTTTGAAAATTTATTAGATTTGAAGTGGTTGATATTCCACTTGGTTTTATGAGAAGTTTTCTATTGGTTAGTGATCCACCATCAATAACTTTTATTTCTGAAATTGTTTTTTTGGGACTACCTACCAAAAACTTTTGAGTTCCACTCAAACTAGTTGCTGCAAATCCAATCGGATTATTATTCAAGTAATTGTTATACGAATCATATAATTTGATAGTTGTATTATTATCAACAGAAACAAAATAAGAGGAACCATTAGATAATGAAGAAAGTCCTATTCCAATACTTACATTAGGATTTCCTAGATTATTGTAAAAAACTTCTTCACCATTATTTAAGTTGTGATCTGTTAAAAATGTCAACTGTGGTGTAGATGTGCTAATTCCACCGCCATTAGTTGTAGACCTAGCATCGAAAAGAATTTCTCTTCTTCTTTCTACTAATACTGGTTCAAATTTTCCACCAGATATATTACCACCATTGATACTTACCGATAAAATATTTTCAACATCAAAATCTTGCTTATCAACAAATATATCTGTTATAGTTCCTGTCACAACTGGTTGGACTAATGCCGTTGTGCCTGCTCCAGTAGACACTTCTATTATAGGCGGATTGACTACATCGTACCCATTTCCACCATTCAATACACTAACACTCTCAATTGGACCATAGTAAATGATATCATTTGTTTTATAATTGAAAATTTCCACACCATTCATCAACATTCCAACTGATCCGGGAAGAGTCAATTCTCCTTTTCCATCGGAAATGTTTGGTGATAATTTAAATTTCTTTAAAAGTTTTTGGGAGTTGAGAATTCTATTACTTTGAGAATCAATTGTGAATATATGTGAATCAAACTCTACTAGAGGTGTATTAATTTTCACCACATTGGATGATTCACCGATAGAAGAAGCTGCCGTATATAATTTTATTTCCTTTGGATTTGATTGCACCTCAACATAATAATATCCCTCTTCCAATCCACCCAAAGGTTCAGTTAGGGATGGTTTATAATAAATTCTATCTCCTGTTATGAAATTAACTGGATTATCAAACGATATAATTGTAAATCCATCAGAATCATATCCTGTCAAGAATCCAGATCCAGAAGAAAAATCTAAGATGGACTCATTCAGTGGAGTTTGAATATTGTATTTGAAATCAGTGTGTCCAATTCCAGAAGATGGCAATGAATTAGATGCTACAAATACAAATTCATTATCACTATAAAGATTTTGGACATCGGAAATTATACTATCGTTTCCATATCTAAATTCTGCACTATTACTACTTGCCTTATTAATTTTTCTCCTTATGGAGTATAGAGAATCGGATCCGGCAAAGGAAAAATTTTCTATTTTAACAATATTTGATCCAAAATTTATTTTTTCCTTTACGAAAGGAATATCATCAGATATTGGATATACTACATGATTTGTAGATCTATCAATTATTTCTATTCTATCCCCTTTCTTAAGTTGCGATCTATCAATACCTTCTTTTAATATTACACCATCTCCGATAAATGATTCAATTTCTATTGATGGACTTGCATTATAAATCCAAGAGTTTGCAAATACTTCTTTATAAGTTTTAGGTTCACCGGATCCAAAATTTTGTATTTTATCTCCAATATTTTTTACGGTTAAAATTTGTCCTTCATTTACAGAGACAAATTTGGATTTTTGATTAAAATCAGAAATAACACCCGTTAATCTCAATTCTACTTTTTTAGAAGTATCTCCATTTTCATATCCAAAATAAGTTTCATCTAAAGAAAAGACGTTATCTGTTGGATTTATTTCTGAAGTTACTCCCTCACATCCCAAGAATTGATTTATATTTTTGTCACTATATTTAATTACATTGTTACCAGATTTGATAGTTCCTGTTTTCGGAAATCCAATTGTAGAATCTACGGAAATTACGGATGATCCTACAGGAACAGTGTCAAAACTTTTTGTATTTGGAGTAATTGTAAATGTTCCTTGAATAGATGTAGAATCAGAATATCCGACAAAGAGTGAAATTTTATAATATTCTATTCCTTTTCTTGTAAAAATTTCTATTTCAGATACAGATGCATTTGTAGAAGTGTCATTTGTCTTGAATATCGTTTGCCCTTCAAGATTTAATGGATTTCCTGATATTGATTCTGCAATTACTACTTCACGTCGAATATATTCTGCATCAGATGATTTTAAAAGTCTATCTTCCAAATTGATAACTTTTGGAGTTTCTCCAAAAAGAACATTGAATAATATTCTAAAAGATTCATCTGTTCCTTTCGATTCGTAAAAAGATCTAGCCTCTTTTATAAAATTTCCTACATTTAAATCGGGAGTGAAATTTTTTTCTTCAAACCCAGGAATAAAAGTATATTTTAATTTTTTGTAAAATTCTCTTAAAAATAATGAACTTAAATTTTCTACTGTAGATCCAGCACTATGTGTTGAAGAATTTGTACTAGAAAACACCAATTCACCATCATTTAAATCTTGATGATAACTTGTAATGCCACTAAATCCACGAACACAATTAATGAAAGATGTGGAAGTTTTTTCTGTATATGTGATTATTTCATCATCAATTTTTAACAATCCATACTTATTTGGAAATCCTTTGGTACTGGAAACATTTATAACCGCAGTTGGTAATTCGTTTCCATTATCATCTATTTCTGGGAGATTAATATCAGATGATAATGTTGCAACTCCCACAACAATTTCTGGTATTAAATTGTCAACCTTCAAATACTGATCTAAATTTTCAACAATATCTGTTGGTCCACTTTGATATTCTTGAGAAATATAATATTGTTTCAAAAAGTCCAATGCTTTTGGACTTTCTTCCAAGACAAATTCTGGTAGTTGGTTGGAAATTATATCCTGAATCTTTACTCTAGATTCAATTCCAGTTTGTATCATATTATTCTCTAATTAAACTTCCGTTAGAATAGCTTGATGTATAAAAATCTCTACTGAAAACAGTTCCAGACACTTCATCTCCTGATGATATTACATCCTTTAACATATTTATTTTACTTTTAGAAACGTCTAATTGGAGATAAAGATCTCTCAATCCAACCACGTCATTAGATTCTGGAAAAGCTTGTATCTCAATTATGTTATTTGGTTTGGATGTTGAAATAATATTTAAGGTATTTAAATTAATTTCTCCCTTGATGTAATCAACAGTTCCGGCAAAATCCGAAATAATTTGAGTGTTTTCTCCAAAAGGTTTTTTAACAATTGATAGTATTCCCGTCTTTCCATCTGAATTTGGAATATCGGTTAGATATACAGTATCAGATTCTGTAGAAATTTTAAAACCAGTTGATTTGATATTGTACCCCTCTTTTTTCACGTGAAATTGATTACCGAAACAAAGCTCATATTGTGCAAATTGATTTAATAGTGCAACTAAATTTCTTCTAATTGTAACTCTCGTAATATTGGACGTAATTGCAGTATCTGTACTATCAATAATTCTTAAAAGTTTGCTATATCTAAATCTTCCTCCAAATTGATTCACATCAATAGAATTAGAATATTTTGTAATGGAATTTGATAATTTTGATTTTAATGTATCTGCTGTCGAAACTTTGGAGTCATCATAATAAACATATGAATCCAATTCAACATACAAGATTTTAAGATCAACTATTTTTTGATTTATTCCAGATACTGAATACTGTTTTAATTGCGAAAGTATTCTGCTTTTATTAAAGTCTGAAACAAATTCACCATTCTTTGGTTTAATTGATATTTGAACAGTTCCAAACTCAGGTGGATCTAATTCTTCTCCACCAACAACAGAAACCGACTCGGTATCTGGATATATTCTTTTAATAATTGCTTCGTAATCTCTACCGGTTACTGCTCTATTCTGACTTGAATATATTTTTGGGGCATAATACTTAATTGACTCTACAGATTCAATATTTGTCCCATTTTGTGCAGATTGAATTGTGTCAATAGAAATTGGTGAACTAGGAGTAATTAAGTTTACTTCCTCACTATCTCTAATTACTCCGGAAAAAGAAAATAAGTTGGCACCATTTCCATCTACTCCGTCAGTTATCAAATATTCTACGGTTACAACTTGCCCATTTTCTAATTTTTTGCCAATAATACCATCACCAAATAACAACTCATATTTTTCGTCCTGTATTTCTTGAAGTAGGAAAATTAAAGAATCCGAGTTTACGTTAAAAATATTATCAACAAATTTATATTCAACTCCAAGTGTATTGGTATCCGAACCATCTCTCACATAAACTCTGATCGTTGATGTGTCAATATATGGATTGTCTAAAATAAATCTTTGATCTAATGAAGAATCAACTACAAACTGTTTTGAAAGAAATGTTCCTTGATATACTTCTATATTATTAAACGTTGCCTTCTTCCCACCAATAACTTCGTCAGAGTCCTCTGTATTCCTCTCTATGTCCTCTACAATAGAAAATACGTAGGATGTGTTACTTTGGTTCCCAACGCACACCAGACCCTTTTTTAGGACCATACCAAAGACGTTTGAATTATTTGTGTGCACATCGAATGATATTGTTGCCTTTGCCGCACTTCTAGATCTTGGCAGATATCCAATATTTCTTGCAAGAGAAACTACGTTCTCACGAAGTGTTGCAGAATCTAAAAAGGATTCATTCACTACCATATTCGAATTGAATGCGGTAATATAAGTATTGTATGCAAGGGTGTCGATTAATACGGAAAAATTAGATCCATCAAAGTCAAATCCCGTAAAATCAGAATTTGACCGAATATAATCTTTGATAGATTCCTTTATTTGATCGAAATCGAGATTGGTAAACTTTGTAAAAGGCATATTTTATCTTGTTGCCTCTAGTAGGAATGAATATTCTTGTGTTGGAAACTCTTGTCCGATAATATCAAAGGTGACAGTTACTTCAAATTCATTAAGATCTGGTCTTGGAAAGACATCAACTTGCAAATTATTGACTCTTGGTTCAAAATTTTCAATTGATGTTTGAATTTGATCGCTAATGACAGATGCTGTTCCAAAATCAACGAACTCAAATAAACTTCCTCTTACATCAGATCCAAATAATGAATTAAAAAATTTTTCGGTAGGAATTGTTTGAACAATATTTCTCACAGATCTACGAATAGCTGCCTCATTTTTAAGAACAGGTAGATCTTTGGTGATTGGATGTGGTTCAAATGATAAACTGATATCCTTAAATGCTCTAGATATCCTCCGATTGTCCATTTTAACTAGAGTTTTCTGACTTTATTTATACCCCTATCCATAAATTGGTTCAGTCCCATATTCCCAATCATCATAATCCTCATCATTGCGAATTTTTTCATGCAATTCTGACTGTTTTGTGAAGTCATGACGTGGTGCGTTGTCGTGCATAACTTCTGTTAGCACTCTTTTTGATTTTTCTTCCGGTGAATTACCCATTTTTGCTCCTGATTTACTGCGAAATCAGAACTTTTAGAGGGGTTGCTATCCCTTATCAGTATTTATTTCACGCTCTTGAGCGGTTTTCCAGTGATATTCATCCTCATTTCCCATTCCAAGACGATCATAACCACATTCTACTTGGTAATATTGAGTCGAAACCTTAAAATC